CAGCGCGGCGATCAGTTCGTTGACCATTGCGACCTCCCGACCACGGCGAGCGCCAGCACAACCACGCCACCGCAACGCCGCAGACGACGCCCTCGGCTATGTGCGCCAGCGCCCACATTCACTGCCGCCTTCCGCGCTGCTCGAGCCATTTGAACACCATCACCGCGATACCGCCCGCGACGACCAGGCCCGCAACGATAGCGCCCAGGGTTTGCAGATGCTCCGAATAGGCCATCTGCGGCGCGACCAACGCCTGGACCTGTTGGGCGCCGGCCACGACGCCGGAGGCCGCCACACCCGCGCCCGTCCACATGGTCTTGCTGACCGTCAACGGCTTTTCGGTCGCGGGCGTCGGGGGCGTCATCCCAATCATGCGCGTGGTTGACGACGGGGGCGTTTCGGGCTCATCATCCTCGCCCTCTTCCCATAGCGCGGCTTCGGCTCCGCGACGGCGCACAAGGCCCGGAAGCCGCTTCCCGCCCGCGTTCACGAACCGCATAAGCTCGGGCGGAACAAGGTCGAACTTCCGCGCGTTAACCCGCTTCCAGATCGTCCAGCTAGATTTGGCGCCCAAATTAAAGACGAAGGATAGCAAAACCGCATATTTCGGGTCGGAAAGGTCCGCCAGCACGTCGGGCTTGACCACGCCCGCCAGGCGGTTGGCGGCGTGTTGCAGGTCGGCGCGAAGCCACGCCTCGGCCCTGTCGCGGGTGTAGCGGACGCCGACGCGCACATCGTCGCCGGTATGCCCCCACCCCGCCGTTGGCACCCCCGCCGGGCAGAGGTAGCCGACGAGCTTCAAGCCCTCGAACTCTTTGACAATAGCCAGCGCCTGCGGCGGAATCGGTCTCATGCGCGCCTCGCGGTTCTAGGACACAACATCACCGCCCGCGTCCGAATAGCGGTCGCGGATCGTGAGCATCGAAGTGAAGTTCAGGTCGCAGATTGTGCCGCCCTGAACCGTCATTAATGCGGCTCCCCACCACCAGCCCGTCATGGAAACCCGCGCGTAGCTTTCCACCACGCCCCAGGGCAACGCGCAGCCGATTTCGACCATGCTGATCACGTCGACGGGGCCGATCTTCGGGCTTTCGTGAACTTGCCGGCGGTGCGTGTGGCCGCTGACAACGGGGACCGTGCTTTCGTTCGCCGCGCGCTGCGGTCCCGTCTTGCCGCCGAACGCCCGCCCCGCACCGTTGACGGGGTGATGCGTGAAGCCGACGCCCTCGACGTACATGAGTTCGCCGTAGGGCCGCACGCGCCATCCGAACTGCGCGAACGTCTCATCCCGCGCCAGCGTATAGGTTCCGTGGCTTTCCGGGTTGGCGTTCTCGAACCTTTCAAGCCGGTTTTCGTGATTGCCTAGCACCACGTCGAGTTTCGGCTTATAGTCGTCGGCCATCCCGCGCCGGAACGCCTGGTGGGATTGCGTCAGGTTCTCCAAGTCCTGCCGGATCGTCGGCTTCACGCGTGACGCCATGGTGGCGTTATCGTCGTGCGTGTTGACGCTATCGAAGGTGGACCAGTCCCCAATCTGAATGATCCGGTCGGGGCGGTGTTCGGACGCCATCCGGCCTAGCCACGTCATGACCGCTAGGCGATCGGGGTGGCGCGGGTCCTGGTGCAGGTCGCCAATCGCCAGGATGCGCCTGGGCGTCCCGGACGGGTCCATAGGGACGGGCGCCGGGGCGCTATGCACGACGGAAAGCGGTACCGGCTGGTGGTACCGCGCGGGGCGGTATAGCGACCAATCCGGGCCGATCTCGTCAATCGCCGCGTTTGCGGACGCTATGAAAGCCGCCGGGGTTTGGTAGAGCCCCAGCGAAACGGCGTCTTTCGAGGCCGCCGCGATAGCCGCAGGCCCGGAACCACTGACGCCGGTTGGTCGATATCCCTCCCTTAGCTTCGCCTCGATTAGCTCACGCATGAGCGTAAGCTGTTCAACAGATCGCCTAGGCGGAGGCATGGTCGCTCCTACACTGTTGGTCCCTTGAAGATGTGGGAAATCTTCTCACCCAACGCCCACCAGAGCGCGGCGATAAACGCACCGCCCAACGTGACGGCAACCGACACCCCGCCGAGGATCCGGGCTTTGAGGAGGTCGTAGGCCAGCACCTTGGCTTTAATCGCCGTGATGTCGGTGCGTATCTCTTTCAGGAGGTCGAACGCCTCGGCGGTAAGCCGTCCGTTGTCATCAACCTTGGCCTGAATAGCCCCTAGCCGGTCGTCGGTTCGGTCGGCGCGGATTTCGAGGTTCTCGACCTGCTGCGATGTCGCACCGACTTCGCGCATGATGTCGTTGTGCGAGGCTTGGACGGTCATGACGGATCATCCGCGCTTGGCTTGCCGGCCCCGGCCGCCACGGTGTTCCCGTCCCGCACCGTCCGCTCGCAGCGCACGAGGTTGATCGAGGCCCGCCAGCGCGAGCCCGGATAGGTCGAGACCGCGTTGTCGGTCACGATGCAGTCGCGGCCTTCCACCAGCGCGATGCCGTGCGGATAGCCGCCGACCACGCGATTCCGCCGGATCGTGATGCGGTCGAACCCGCCGTCGTTCACCTCGGCGCGAACGTGGTTGAAGCCGCTTATGCCCTGCGTCTCACCGACGATCAGGTTGTCCTCGATGACGATGTCGGCGGTGGGCGGGCTGGTCGGCCGGCTCCAGATCTGGATGCCGTCCGGGTGCTCGTCGCCCAGGATGCGGGTGCCGTGGATCACATTGCCCGCGATCCGGCCGTTGCGGCTCTCGGCGATCTGAACGCCGTCCGACCGCATCCGAGACAGGCCGCAGCCCGTCACCTCGAACCCGTCCACGCGGCTGATCACCACGCCGGATTTGTAGCCCGACGCCCGCAGGCCCGAGATCATCACGCCCGAGCCGCCATTCACGAACACGCCGTAGCCGTCCGCCAGACGGGCGTCTTCGGCGCCAGGCCCGACCAGATCGACGTCCTTGATCGTCAGGCCGGCCACGCGGTCAAGGCGCAGGCCCGTCCACGTCCCGCCGATGATGGTCAGCCCCTCGCCCCCCGCGCCGGGATAGAACAGGCCCCGGATTTCTGCCTTGCGGGCGTCGATGGTCACGCCCTTCAGGCTGGCCGCCTTGGGCCGCCAGGGGCCGTCATAGACGCCCGAGAGCGTCAGGGTTTGGCCGGGGGTGGGGGTTGGGTAGGGAACGGTCACAGCTAGGCCGCCGAGAACGCGCCGGGGTGGTCGCTCGCCGTCAAGCGGGCCACGCCGTCCAGCGTAAAGGGCAAGAGCCGCGATTCCATGATGCCGCGCGCCGTGTTCGCCACGTTATCCGCAAGGAGGTAGCCGCCCGACCCCGCGCCCGCCGTATATGTGACCACGCCGTCAAACGTCACCGCCTGGTTGTTCGTGAACAGGTTGCTTAGGCCCGTTCCGTTCGTGACCTGGGCCGTGCTGGTCGAAGTGCCGATTAGCGAGTTGTCGCCCGCGTAAACCTGCGCTTCGGTGGTCGGCGCGGCGGTCGCGTAGTTGGAGAAGTTGGCGGCGCAGCCTGTGCCGTAGTAGATTGACCAGTTGCCGATGGCCTGAGACGGGCTTCCGGCGTTGTAGCCCTCCGGGTTCCCGTCGCTGGCGCCGTGGAACCAATCCGTCTTGATATAATAGCCCGAGCCGCACACGTTGCCCTTGAAACTGACGAGCGTGTGATTCCGGCGAACGAGGTCCGTCTCGTCATAGAACATATTCAGGCGACCGTTTACGCCAGCGCCCGCAAACGTGTTGTTGTGAACAACAAAGTGAGTCAGGTTGCCTGTCGCGTCGTCCCCGGAAGGCCGCAAAACAGCGTTGCCCGTGGCCGAAGTGTACTCGAACAGATTTTGGACGATGGCCACGTCCGCCACATTTGCCGAGCCGCCCCACGAGAACGGGATGGTCGCGCCGCCGATGGCTTGGAACTTGTTGAACGCCACAACCGCGTTCGAGCTTCTGGTGGCCGTGGCGCTGACGCCGCTTAGGTTCCCCGTCAGGGTGTTGCCGATGACGCAGCCGATTTCCGGCGTCAGCCCCGACCCCGTACAGCCGCGAATAATTCCGACCGGCGTGGTCCCCGCCGAGAGGAGTTGCGCGGTTCCGTTCGTGAACGCAATGCCGATCCATTGCGTGACGCCAGTGGCCGACGAGGTGATCTGAGACGCCCGCGAACTGTTATTGAAGTCGCAGTTGTCAAACGTGACCTGGGCGGGCGCGACGAAGGTCGGCGCGCTCGTCCCGCCCGCCCGATCAATCGTCAGGTCCGTAAAGCGCATCCACGAATGGCGGTGGGAAGATGTGGCATCGCCAAACGACAGCACGCATGAGGCCCGCGCGACATCGGGGTCCCGCGTGATGATGACTTCCCCGACCGTCTGATAGGTCCCCGCCGCCGCCGCTGTCGGCCCCCATGTCACCGTATGGTTGGAGATGCGGACCTGACAACCGTCCGTCGTCGTTACCTGAGCCTTCAAGCCCTCAAGCGCGCCCTTCAGCGTCAGGAACGGCGTCGCCTTCGCGGTGGCGGCGGTCGTGCTGACCACGCCCGTTCCGTCGTTGCCGGCGGCGGTGATGTAGGCAAACGGCGGGCTTGCGGCGCGGGAGGTGTTCTTGAGGTATGTCTGGGTTGAAAACTCCCAGAGCTGGCCCGACGTGCCGTCTACGCTGCGGCGCTGGCTGGCGGTCGAGTTGCCGATCCACGGATAGACAACCGCGTCAACCGTGAATGAGGCGTTGTCGTTAAGCGACGTGGTGTCGAGCGTGACGCCGTAGCCGATCACCGGGTTTCGGTCGTTTGTGTACGCCAGGATTGCGGGGGTGGCGACCGTGGCCGTGACCGTGTTTGAGCCGTCCGTTGCGGTGAAAACGACGTGGCTTACGGGCTTGCCGTTTCGAGCATCCCGGTGGAACGCGACCACCTCCAGGCGTACGCTGTTGCCGACCACGCGCCGCCCCGGCAGCGCCCACTTGGCGACGGGCTTGGGGCTGGTCAGGGTGCAGTTGTTCGTCACCGATCCCGATGGCGTGTCGGTGGAGTAAATGTACTCGCTGAGAGCCGCCGTCAGCGCGGATTGACTCGCCTGATTGGGCCACGGCTGACGAACCGTCGTCGTGACATACATGGTGTCAAGATAAGTGGTGGTCGCCGTGGTGTCGGCGCTTGAGCTATCGGTTCCACTGTAGCCGGGCCGCGAGACGGTGAAGGCGACGGGGCTGGAAACCGTGGGTTGCGCGGAATAATCGGCCGACCATCCCTCGTATTTGGCCCCGCCGAACGGGTCCGAGGTCGGACCGTTGACCGAAGCGAACGGGGCCGCAATCACCGCAGACGCAGGCGCGCCCCCGAACGGAAGCCCGATCCCGATGCCGAGTGACATTGCCATCAGGTCTCTCCGAAGCCGCGAAGCGGGACGACGCGATATTTGAACGTGAAGTTGTTGGCGCTCATCAGCAGGCGAAGGTGCGTCGCGCGCCCGTAGGAGCCCTTACCGAACATCGTTGCGCGGAATATCGACCCGGCCCCGGTGTTGATGATGCCCGAGAGGTCGGCGTCCAACTTTGTGAACGTGGTCCCGCTGTCCGGCGTGATGACGCGAATGACGCCGCCGCCTAGCTGATTCGCCGCGCCGTTGAGGTTACTGGAAAGCTGCCCTTCCGCGCCTGTCGTCAGGCCGGTTGGTGAAACCGACCCGCCGGTCGTGGATTGGAACCAATAGCTGTCATAATCACCCGCGCCGGACTTGTACGTTCCGCCGCTGTCGTAGCTGAGGCGCGCTTGAAGCGTGGCGTTCCCGCTTTGCGAGTAATCCCAGATGTGGATTTCCCAAGCCCGGCATCCGGTCGGATCGTTCGGCAGGGTGATGTCAACCGACGTCTGCGCCGTGACCTGCGTGGCCTCGGTGTAGACCGTGCCTTCGATCTTTTTCGATTGTTCCTTGATGCGGCCCGAGGCGTTGACGGTGGCGAAATCCAGCGTGAGCGTGTCGCCTTGACTGCCCGCCCAGCCTTCTATCGTTAGGGTCCCGCCCAGGTTGTCCGGCGATGCGTCGCCCACTTGCCAGAGATTCGCCCCGCCGGAGCCGGTGAGCTTGAAGCGGGCGTTCCCCGTCACCGTGCGGGTGATGTCGCCCGTATCGGCCCCAACGAAGGTCACATCCTCGTAGGACCGGCCCGATATGCTCACGTCAGCCGAGGTGAGCCATTGCAGGTCCACCACCGTCCCTTCAGCGGCGAACACCTGGGGCAAGATGCCCGAGGATGACGCCACAACGGGGTTGGTGAGCGGCGTTGTCAGGCCAGCGTCTGAGAACACGGACGTTAAATTGGACGTGCCGGCATCATAGATTCTCAGTTTGGCCGCGTTCTGAACGACGTTAGACGCATCGGTCAGGAGAAATCGGGAGTCGAGAAGTTGGGCCATCTAAGCCTCTTGTGGTATGAGGGGGCGTGACAGAGCCCCCGATCCGCTGGGAACTCGCCGAACGGCTGGCCAAGGAAAGCACCGTGCTTCCCGGCGGCTTCCTGTTTGTGTGGGCTGGCGTGCTGGCCTGGAAGTGGTGCGCTAGGGCCGTGCGAAGTAGTTTGGCTGGGCTTCGGAAGCCGCCGCGCCGCCTTGCACTCCCGCCGCCCTTGAAAGCCTTACCGCCTCCGGACCCGACACTAAGGGTGGGGGGGCCGGGGCGCGCACGACCGGGGCCTGAAGACGCCCTTCCGCGATCAAGCGCATAAGCTCTTCGATTTCCCTGCGGGTCACGTCTTCCGCCCGCTTGCGGTAGTGCTGCCCCGCAAATTGCATAAATGCGGGGATCCCGATGCCGAGCGTTGCGGACCCTACCGGCCCGCCGCCGATGCCCATGGCCGCGCCGACCGCAGCGGCGCCGCTTCCGACGATAGGGTTACGAAGGAAGTTGCTGCGGTCGCGCAGCTTGTTCCCTTCGGGGCTACCCATGACCACGCGCTCTACGGCGGCGGCCTCATCCGGGGTCCAGTTGGTGATTTCGCTACTGTGGAGCGGGTCAATCGTCGGGCGGATTTTGGCGCGTTGGGCGTTGACGACGTTTTGCCCGCTATTGGCCGACGCCGCGCCTAGCTCGCCAGAGCGTTGGCGGTTCGCAATTTCCCTGGCCTTCATCCATTGCGTGTTGGCCTGGCGGGCTTCCTTGATCAGCGGGACGTTGTAGCCGTCCATTAGCTGGTCGATCTCGCTGCGGAGGAACCGTCCGATAACGGACTCGGCCCCACCTTGCGCCACGGCCATTTCGTAAGCGTCGGCCCGCAGGTTGTCCAACTGCTCAAGCGTGACATTCCCGGTGTTCGCCATTTCATCTAGGCGGGCGCGAAGGGTGTTGCTGATGGGGAGCGCCATCTTGCCTTCAGGACCGCTGCCGGCGCGCTTTTGGAACTCAGCCGTAACCCTTTGGGCAAGCCCCCGAATATCATTGTCAGCAAACGTGAAGCCGCTGGCGTTGGCTTGCGTGTAAAGGTCGCGCTTCTTCTGCCCCAACTCCGCAACCGTGGGATAAGCAGGCGCGGCCTGGGGTTTTCCACGGCGTTGCGTGGCGAGCGCGCCGCCGCCTGCCCCGAACGCCAGCGTCAGAGGGTCGATCATCGCGCGGCCCATGGCCTCGCCACGTTCGGCCAGCGTTCCCCGATCCGTAGCGGCATAGATGCCCGCCTGTGTCGCCGCGATGCCGCTACCGCGCGCCGCGTTGGCCAGCACTTGCGGCACCTGTCGGCCTGCCACGCGAACGCCCTGATTAAACAGGTTCGCCGTATTGCCGGCCGGGACAGCTACGGTCGCCGCCATGCCGGTTCCACGCGCGAGCGCCGCCGCGTTCGGGTTGGTCGTCGCGTATTGGTCTTCCGCGCCGCGCTGATACCCAAGCTCGCGGCGGTACGCCTCAGCGGCGTTGTCCGTCAGCTTGTGGCGCCCGGTGAATAGGCCGGTAACAACACCGCCAGCCGCCGCCAGTTCGTCACCGATGCCGGACCCGCGATTGAAGTTCGCCATGAAGCCGGTGACGGCCTCCACAGGGCCGCCCCCCGACTTCCCCGCGCGGACGCGGGCTCTGGCGAGCGCAATGGCGCGCTGTTGTTCAAGGGTCATGCTCACTTGAAGAGCGCCCTTTCTTGCGGGGTCATGGCCGACCATTCAGCCGCCGTCACGCCGGGGGGAAGGTTGCCGCGTCCACCCTGAGCAGGCTTTGCGGGAGCGCCGCCGGGGCGGTAGCCAGCGCCGGGCGTGTGCGTGTAAACTCTACCGTCGCCCGCGCGGAAACGGTCTCCAGGCTTAATGGACGCCCGGTTTTGACTCGTCAACATGGTGGGGTTGGCCGGGCTTCCGGGCTTCATCCCGTACTGCTCTTGCGCGGCCAAGATGGCCTCATCAATCATCGGGGGGGCCGCGCCACCCGCCTTGATTTTGGCCGCTTCCAGAAGGTTCAAGAGCTTGCGGCGCTTCTCTAGGACCGTTTCCGGCTTGTCTGTGAACGCGGGGAAGTAGGTGTAGCGTTGCCCCTCAAGCTGCTCTTTCGTGTAAGCCGCGCCCGTCCCAAGGGTCAGCGCGGCGTCCAAGAGATCAATCTCGTTGACCGAGACCTTTTGGCGGTCTGAACTTCGAAAGAGATTGGCAATTCCGGGTTGATTGATCGCGGTCGCACCGGCCTCGATCACGCCGGGGCGATCCGCGCGAGGGTTGCGGCGGGAGATATCGGCGAGATTGCGAGCGGAGTCCGCGACACGGCGACCCAAAAAGCCCGCCGTGCGCTCCTCGCCAGTCAGCTTTCCGCCCCCTTGCGCGGACGCGGGCATCCCGTTGGCGTCAAGCGGTGTCAGCTTTTTGCCGTCCCACCATGCGCGTTGGCCGGTGTCAGGGTCTTCGACTTCGTATCCAGCGGGCATGTGCTATCTCCCTACTGAGCGCCAACGGCGCGCCAGCGCCCAGGCGGCGGCGGCAGATCGGAACCGCCACGCCCCCGGCCCGGCGGCGCGAAGACCTTGTTGCGCCCCTTGACGATCAGGTTGCCATCTCTGTCGTAAGCGTCGCGTTCCGGCCCAAGGATGATCGGCTTGTCGGGCGCGTCGTAGATGAGAGCCGCTTCGCCGGTGCGCTGCTTGACCCCGACCACACCAGCGGAGGTGTTGAAATACTGGTCGTACATCTTCTGCGCCTCGCCGGTCGCAGCCAGCAACGCCTGGTCGGTAAAGTCTCCCTCGCCCAGCCCTTGAAGCTGTTGCAGCGCCTCGGGCGGCGTTCCAAGGCTTCCGAGGATTGGCAATGCGCGCTTGAACTCGGATGCGCGAATGACGCCCAGAGCGGCTTGATAGGATACGCCCGTTGTCTCCGTGATTTCGCGGACGCGCGGGTCGTTTTCGGGCGGGTTAATTTTCCCGAGGTGGCCGAGTATTTTGACCATGGCTTCAGCGCGAGCCTTCTTGGCCGCCGCTTCCTCGTCCCGCTTCGCCTTAGCCGCCGCCGCTTCCCGCTCGCGGTCCTGACGCATCCGGGTATCCGCCGCGACCTGATCGGACTCCAGAACGCGCGCTTCGTCCAGAAGCCCGGCGTTGGCGAACTCTCGCGAGGCCCCCATGCGGTCGCCCTGCGCCATCCGACGCCCGGCGCGTGTGGCCGTGTAGCGGGCGTTCACGTCGTCATAGAGCGCGGTCTGGCGGTCGAAGGCGTCGTTGCCCGCGCCGATGATTTCCGACGCGGCGCCCTGGGAGAAGTAGTTTCGAGGCATCTACCAGTTCCCCCGGATTTGCGTGCGCCAAGCGTTGCCGGTCACGGCGGGAGACATGCCGCCACCGCCGCCCGAGCCGCCGCCCCACGCCGTGAACAGGTTGGTCGCCGCGCTTCCGATGGCGCCCGCGACACTGTTGTTCGCAACGCCACGGTTGATGGCGTTAGCGCCGATTGCATCGCCGATGCGCCCGGCGCTGTCGCCTTGCTCGTTGGCAAAGCCCTGCGCCGCACGGCTCACGTTGGCGTTCGCGTTCGTGCCGATGTTGGTCAGGTTGAACAGGTTGTCCACGCGCCGGTCTTCGCGGCCCGTCTGGTAGTCCCGCGCGTCGTTGAAAAGCTGGTCACCGCGATTGACGCCGAACTGCCAAAGCCCGGTCCCATAGCCCCGGTCATCGCCGAAGTTCTGATCCTGCCGGTTCGTGTCGAACTGGTAGCGTTGGCCGGCGAACGCGCGGTCACCCTCAAAGGCCCCGCGTGACGCCTGGAACTTCTGCATCTGGCGCTGGAACCAGTTGCCGTACTCCTGAGACGCGAGGCCGTCGCCGCGCTGCTGGAGCGCCTTGGCCGCATCGCCCGACCGCAGCTTGCCCATCGCCGCCGACGCCGCGTTGACGCCACGCAAGCCCTCGTTGAGCCGGAACTGATAGCCGGGGTCGGCTTGGAAGTTGGAGAAGAAGGAGTCCATGTTCGGCGCTTGGCCGTAGTCGCCGAACCGCACCGCGTCGGGCCGCTCGAATTGCGGGGCCGTGGGGGCGTTTGGACGTTCTGCGGTGGTGTAGTCTATCGGACCTTGCTGACCCGGCCCCATGGGCATCTGGCGGCCTTCCTGCTGGCCGTAGGTCTCGTAGTGGTACTGCGCCGCCTCTTCGGGGCTGTCGATCACGCCACCGGACCAGCCTTCGGGTGTAAAGCCTTGGGCCACCGCATCGCGGGCGAACTGCGCCACGTCGGGGTTGGCGTCGAGATAGCCGCCGCCTGGCGCTATGGAATTGACGTTTCCATAGCTGTTTCCATAGGCGTCCGGCTCGGGAACGCCACCCGCGAAGCCGCCGGGAACCTTGCCCGCGCCGCCGCCTTGCGCGACCTGACCGCCACCGTAGTTCGGCGCCATCGGAGCCGGGCCGCGCACGATGTTGCCCGCCGCGTCATAGCTCATCGGGCCTTGCGGGGCGGATGCCTTGGCCCCACCGGGCGCGAGGCCGAACTCTTTCAGAAGCGCGTCGAGGCCCTGACCACCCGCCGCCTGGGCCGGGCGGTAGATGCCCTCGACCTTCTCAAGCGCCACACGCTGCGCCTCCATCCGGCGCGCTTCGGCCTCTTGCTGGGCGCGCAGTTGCGCCTTGGACGCCTTCTTGGCCTGAGACGCACCATAAACAGCCTTGCCGATGCCAACGGCTCCGGCGACGGCGGCTGCGAGCGGAAACACCATGGCGGAATCCTTAGTCGAACACGTCCCAGAAGCCGTCCGAGCCGTAGCCGTTCACACCCACGATGGGCGGGAGCGGCGATTTGGTCGGAAAGGCTACGGGCCAGAGTTTCAGTAGGTAGGCGGTTGGCCGCCCGGTCTTATCCACAAGCGGCGCGGCGAACATGAAAGGCTGCTCCGCGTCACGCTTGAACCATTGGCTTTCGAGAAACCGCGTCCCGCGCCCCTCGGCGTCGAACAGCGGGATGCCTCGCAGGTTCACACGTTCACCATCGCGCCCGAGAAGCGCCGCCGCACCGGGTCCGACACCTGCCAACGGAGCCACATGCCCCACGGCGCGTCAGCCTGGCCTAGCGCGTTCCACCGGACCCGCGTGCGATATTCACCCGTTGCGCCCAGCCCACGGAACCGCAGGCCGCTGTACGTCTTCCCGCCGTTGCGCGACCATTGCAGGCCGATCAGCGGGTCACTCCCCTGCCCCGAGCGCGGGCTCCCCCCCACCTCGCAGTCAAGCATCACATTGGCGACCGGGACCGGCCTTTCGAGCGCCGGGATAAACGCGGAGAAGTAGCAGGTGAACGTCTCGCCCGCGTCCGTCGCGAGGTCGGGGTCCAGGGTGTAGATCACCGATGATGTCGCATCCCGCGCAATCACCGTGTCACCGATGTTGGCGAAGAGGTCGGCCTTCCAGTAGGTCTCGCCGTCCGACTCCATGCGGGTCCAGACGCGCGTCCCGAGGTCATAGGCCCAGGTCGCGCTTTCGCCCAGCGTCAGGATGTAAAGCGGGTGCTGGTCCTTCGTGAAGAAACTGGCGCGGATGTCCGCCGCCGAAGTCTCGCGGATTTGCTGGGCGAGGTCATAGCCGCTGATCACCGCCGGGTCCGCACCGGCCATCATCCGCACCGACCCGTCGTTGTCCACGAAGATCAGCACGCCCCGGCAATTCACCGCCGCGTGGATTGTTTTGGTCCCAACGTCGAACTTGAGCCCGCCCGCCGGCGCCAGAGGCGAAGCCGCATCCCCCGTCGCACGCCAGCCTTCAAGCGTGCTGTCGCCCATCAGCCAGGCGATTTCACCGACGACGACGACGCCCTTGAGCTTGTCGGGCCGGTACTCAGCCGCCGCGAACTCCAGCGGGGTCCATGTCGAACCACCCGGCTCGATGTAATACGCAAAGTCGGTCCCGACCTCGGTCCCGATCCAGTACCCCGAGAGGAACGCCACCGAAGTCGCCCCGGCGTTGCCGGAATCTGGGAACGTCTCCGCGACCACGTTGGTTCCGGTCGCCTTGTACATGGCCGACCCGGTGGCGATCCGCACCACGCTATCGCCGTTGTTATCGAGCCCCGCGTCGATGACCACGAGGTCATCACCCGCGACCGTGCCGGTGAAGGCCGTGACCACGCCATCGGCGCTGAGACGGTGTAGCGTCTCTTGCGCCAGGATGATGGCGTCACCGTCGAAGATGCCGTCCCGCTGGAACACCCCCCGGATCGGGGCCGTCCCGACCGTGGCGAACGTCGCCAGGCCGAAGCGGGCAATGAGCATCATCGGAAAGGTTTCCGATGTCGGGTTCGGCTCCGCGAGCATGTTGACGCACGCCACTTCCGGAAGGTCCGTGCGGTCGAACGCCCCCAGCTTCAGGGGAAGGGGCGGCATTATCGGCCCCGAAGCGGCGCGTACTGTTGCGCCTGTTCGTTGCTGAGAGACTTTGCGAAGGCTTCAGCCTCGTCGGGCGTTGCAAACACCCCCAGGTGTCGCCCGCTCTTGCGGAAGGCGTCGATAGCCTCGTCCGTGGTCATGATGCGGCCATCATCGCTAACGGTCGGCAGCACATACTCGCCGTCGTCAAAGCCAACCGTGATCGACCGCACCGTGCTAAACGTCTCGTCGGGGTTCTCGACTATCGGGCGGGCGTTCAGGTCGATGTTGCCCGGCCTTAGCGGCTTGAACATATTCGTAGCCGGCGGCTTGGCCTGCGGGGCTTGAGCGAAGAGGTTCTGCACTAGATCAGCCCCTCTTGGCGCGCGTGTTCAAGGCAATGGTTACGGCTGAAAAGCATCGCGTCGATCACCTTCGCCACAACCGCCGCAAAGCGGCTCCCATGGTACGCAGAGGCGCCCACCCGCGCGGAGAGGGAAACCCGCGCATCCCCGCCAGTGATTGCGTTGATGAGGTGAGACACCCCCGCCAAGACATTCTCGGCGTAACGCTTCACGGCCACCCAGCCTCTAGGTCCAGAGCCTCGACCGCTTCCCTTGTCGGGAGCGAGCGGGCGTCGTCTTTCAACCGCCACCAGTTGGCCTGGGCCGCGAACGCCCACGCGCTCAAGGCGGCCAGGATCGTCAGGGTCGCGGCCACCGTGGGCCGGATGTAGGCGTTCGACGTGCAGCGGATGCCGGGCGCCGTAATCAGCCCCGCGCCCCAGCCCGCAACCGGGTCAGGCAGTCCGTTGGCGGCGTAGTAGGCTTTCTCGGCTGCGATGGCTTCGCGGCAGAGGTCGCGTAGCTCCATCCAGTTCGTGCGGTCCAGTTCGTTGCGGCACTGCAACGTCTCGCCGGGATAGTCCGCAAGCGGAAAACCCGCCGCGAGGAACGCTTCATATCGAGCGTTGATCCGCAGAACGCGGCGCTCGCGCGTGTGCGGAAACGGCGACACGGTGGGCCTAGTAGATCGCAATCATCGAGGTTGCGGTCTGGCTCGTCGTGGACGTGCTGTTGACCCGCTTGAACTGGATCGGCAGCAACGTCCCCGCCGGCACGGCCTCCAGAATCTTGGTCGTGTTGTCGGGCGCGACAAGGGCGATGTTACCAGCCGCACCTACCCAAAGGGCGCGCGGATAGTTGCCGTTGAGCTTGGCGATGTCGATGGTATCGGACGCCGTGACGGTCGCCAGGGATGCGCCGGGGCGCGTCATGTCAGACACTTCAGGTCTCCATATTCAGGTCTTCGGGCCGCAGAAGCGCACGGTCGAAGGTGGGGGTGTATTTCTGCCAGAAGGCATTGCGGATGTTCGTGCGGGCCGCGTTGGCGAGGGCTAGAACGTCTTGCGGGGCTTCGGTCTGAAGCACCGTCCCGGCGATCCGCGCCGCTATCATCGCCGCCACGTCGCCGTCATGCGTCGGACCGAAGGGTTGTTCGGTGTCGAGCGTCAGGCTCGTCAGCGTCATCCACGTCTTAAGTTCGGTGATGTAAATCTTGCGGGTTGAACCCGACGTTCCCGAGGTCTCGACAATCGCGCCGTTATAGGGCGTGCGGTCGGTTCCGTCCTCGGTGATGGTCGTGGGGAAGGTCACCGTGGGAGACCCGCTCGTCCATGTGATCCGCTCGTTTTCTTCCGCCGTGTAGTCGGTCGTGATCAGCACGTCGGTCAGACGGCGGATCGGGAACACCAGAAACATCGACTGCGCTTCCTCAAGCGCCGCCGTCATCTCTGGCCCGTCAGGGTCATCCCCGACCGGACGAGCCCGCGTCATCCGCATGGCCCGCGTCAGGATCGTTCTCAGCGTGGTCATGCGGCCTCCGCGAGGTCCCCGCCGGGCTGGCGTCTGAGGTAGGTGTGAAAGCTGCCCGAATAGGCCGTCCCGTCCGCGCCGTGGTGCGTCAGTTCAAGCCTCGGGTTGATCCAGATGTCCCCGCCCCGCGCGTTCCATCGGCGCGAAAAGGCGTAGTCCTCGCCATACCAGACGCCCTCGAAAGCGCCGTGACTAAATAGGTCGTGCGAGAGGCGGTAAAGCGGCCCGTAGTTTAGCTCCGGGTAAGCCTTCATCATTTCGTTGACGGCGTGCGGCGTGACCTTCAGGAACCCCGCCGGGACCCATTGGCCCTTGATGCATCCGTCTTCACGCTGGACCGGATAACCTTCGTCATCCGTGTGCCAGGTTCCCATGTACTCGACCTTGTCGGTCTTGAAGCGATACGTCCCGCAGACAACGTCACCCGGCGTCTGCACCAGCTTGACCAGTTCGCCCGGTTCCCAACTCATGTCGTGGTCGATGAACACGATGGCGTCCGGCTGCACATCCAACGCCTTCCGAAGCATCGAGGACCGGGCGTGTGAGATGTAGGCCGACCCGACCTCGTTGACCGCGTAGTGTTCAAACCCGGCGGTGTTCAAGTGCGGGACCTCGGCCTCCAGGGCCGCCAGATAGGCGTCGAACGGGCGCTTGATGGTCGGGGTACAGATGACCAGCTTCAAGGCTTCACGCCCACGCAGAGAAGGTTCCAGAACGGTAGCGCGCGAGGATGGACACCCTGAAAGCCCACCGCCTCAAGCGCACTCGCCAGTGTCGCTGGCACAAAACCCGTATGGTGGGCCATGTGCGGCTCTTCCATTAGGAGGCTGCGCATCCCCCAAAACATATCGCGCCCGGTGACGTGATGGCCGCCGTCCGACACATAAAGCACCTCGTCGTCGGGCTTCACGCCGTCGAGGTTGGGGACAACCGCCACCACCACCCCGCCCGGCTTAAGGACCCGATACATCTCCGCAAGGGCCACCGGGACCTCGTGCGGGTAGACGTGTTCCAGCGAGTGGCTGGAATAAACCATGTCGAAGCCACCGATCTCGCCCATGTCGAGCATCGAGGCCACGACATCCGGCTGGACACCAGGGTCGATGTCCAGCCGGGTTTCGTCGCAGTCGGTCATCCACGCCGGAAGCGGAGAACGTCCGCAACCGACGTGAAGAACCTTCCGCATTAGGCCGAGCCCTTCCACAAACCGAGATTGGTCAAGGTGTTCATGATCTCGATCACCGCTGCCTTCAGGTCGGTGGTCACGTCCGCCGAAGAGGCGGTTGCGACGAGCGAGGTGGCCTGGGCGGCGCCGGCGCGTTGGCTGATCGCCGTCGTGCCGTAAAAGCCGATCAGGTGGGAGGTGGCTTGACCCACCTTGAGGCCGTCCGCAGGGGCGCGGCCAACAACTTCAGCAGTCATGAGACTGTCCTTTCAAAAGAGGTGGGCGGCCCCGCTAAGGACCGCCCGAGTTGGGGGGAAGTTTAGGCCGTGCCGGAGAGGCGGACGCCGCGACGCTTGTCCACGTTCTTCACGCCGTACACCACGTCGAAGCGGTGCATGTGCGTGTCGTTGGTGGAGTCGGACGAACGCCAGTAGCGCAGCGTCAGGCCGGTTTCGGGGTCGGTCGCATATTCCGACTCACCCGAGTACGGCATGATCAGCTTTGCAGACACAAGCGCGATGGCTTCCGGGCGGAAGACGGTCGCAAACTTGTACGTGGTGTTGTCCGTGTCGGCCTCGGTGTCGGAACCCATCCACTGGATCGCGGCGTTGTCATCCGGCGCCGTCGAGGACGTGCCTCGGCAGGAAACCGTCTGGAACGCACCCGACGAAATGATCGGCGGGGTGATCGTGAGGTCGAGGTTCTGGTCGTTGCCCGTGGCGGTCGCCGTCGAGGTGCCGCCCGTAATCACCGTGAACTGCTGGAGGTAGTCCAGACGCTCCTTGGTGATCGGGTTGACCGCGTAAACGTCCGCAATCGTGAACACCTCGCCCGCCGTGACGGTCTTGGCGTTGCCGACGTTGTCAATCGACAGCGTCTGCGTCCAGTTGCCCGAAGCGACTTCCGAGTAGGCCACATCCTGGTTCGCGCCGTCGATGACCGCGTTCCCGTCGCGCGTGCCGGTCGTGACCGTCGCCGCGTTCTGGGTTGAATACCAGTCGATGTTGCCCAGCACCGGGAGCTTGGCGCGGGTGAGCGCGTCAGTGGCTTCCTTGGTCTGAGCGGTCAGGCCCGACAGGCTGCCGAGCATGGCCCACGCATCCGAGGGGTGCATGAAGCCGACGCGACCATCGGTTTCCACCGCTTGCTCGTCGAGGCGCTGCGGAGCCTTGGTCAGGTCCGCATAGCTGTTGATCGCCTGACCGGGCGTGCCGACCCAAGAATAAAATTGCTTGGTCACGGCATGGATATCGCCGTCGATCTGGTTGGCGAGACGGCTCATGGCCGACGCCATCACCTTCGACTTCAGGAGGCTGTCAACGGTCAAGGTCTCCTCAAGCGAGGTGAACTCGACATCGATGCCCTTCTGCTTGTCGATGGTCACGGCGATTTCGCCTTCAACCACGTCTTGCACCGAGGCAACCGCACCATCGCGGACGGTGAACTCGGGCGGACGCTTGACATAGACGGTCGTGCCGTTGGCCTGGCCGTTCCGCTGGATCGGCTTGACCACCATGTCCTTGTACTCGCCAGAGACCAGCTTGGCCGCGACGAGGTTGTTCTTCAGGAGCTTAAGGCCGACGTTGGCGTAGACCTTGGGGGAAAGGAGGGAGTTAGACACCTTTGGGGTTCCTTACGGAAGGAGCCACCTCAGCCGTAGGTTTTCTCGAAGGTCGCAAAGTCGTCCGTGTCGGGTCCGACCTTGAAGCGGCCTCCAGGCCCCCTGACTTGCGGGGGCGGTTCCGGGGCGTTGGTGGCGTGTTGGGGGGTCGGCTTGGGCGCGGGCTGCGCTCCGAACCGGGCTGCGAGTTTTCCGATCTCAACGGCTTGAGCGAAGGGGTTCAGGGCCGCGATGCGGCGCGCTTCAGCCGGGTGTTTTGCGAGGTGATACGCCACGGCGGGCGCTTCCTCTGCCGTTCGGGCGGCTTGCTGCATGACCGGGGTCATCACAGCCGCAGCACGTCCGAAGTCCTGTCCCACAACGTCGAAGAAGTCCGGTGTCGCGTCGGCGTAGGACATCGCGCGTTCGTTGAACCGTTGCCGTTCGGCCTCTTCGGCCTGACGTGCAGCGCGTTCCTCGAATTGGCGCGAGACCTCGCGTCTCGCTTCCCAGGTGGCGTGCGCCCGGATGAACCGCGCGTCGTTCTCCCCGTACTCGTAAAAGTCGGGGCTGGGGGCCGGGTCTTCGTCAACGTACTCCGCTTGCGAGCGGGGGGCGTTGGTCGGCGCGTCAGCCTGTCGCAAGGCTTGCTCCCGGTAAAAGTCCCGGTCGCGTTCTGCCTCTCGGCGGGCCGCCGTCAGTTCGTCGATGCGTTCTTGGACCGACTTTTTCGGCTTCGGCGCGGGGGCCTGGCCTTCGGTCTCGGCGGGGGCATCGTCCCCGAGATGCTCATCACCCTGAGCGGGGGTCTGGTCGGTCACCTGATCGGCAACGGACACGTCTTCGGTCACGCCTTCCGGCGCGGTGTTGGCTTCTGACATTGGCGCTTTCGCGGATGTCCCGAGGCGCGTTTATCCGGGGCGGGACGAGCCCCCGGCGCGAAACCTTAGCCGTCCGCTTCGGGGACCGGCGGGTTGAGACGTTCGGCAAGGTCCACTTCGGCGGTCATCGCCTCCAGCGGCTTGCGTTCCAAATCCATGATGTCGCCCTGGAGCGCCACTTGTGACCGTTGAGCCTCGACCTCGGCCTTGATTGCGTCGGCCTGGGCCTTGCGAAGCTGCGCCATCTTCAACTGCTGATCGAGCGGGCTTTCCATGGGGCTGTCTTCGCCCACGGCTTCCGCCTCGCGCATCGCCTTGATCGCCTCGGCCTGGGTTTTCTTGACCTGGGCGTCCTTTTCGGCGAGCGCCAGTTGCGCGGCCTGCATCTGCATCGCCTGCTGCTGCTGCTGTTCGGCCTGCTGCGCCTGCATCGCCTGTTGACGCTGTTGCATCTCCTCGGTCGATAGGTCTTCGTCCTTTTCCTCGGCCATGCCGGGCGGAAGCGCCTTCTTGAGCCGCTCCGCGATCACGTCCGCGCCAGGCCAGTCCATGTTGCGCGCGATCAGGTCGCCCGCCATCTGAGCCGCGCCAGGAACCGCCTGCATGAACTGCATCATACTCTCGGCGGCCTCGACGCGCTTGGTGCTGTAGTTCGGGCCGGTCTCGACCACCACGTCATAGCGGCCACGGTTGATGTCGATGCTCTCCGGGTTCATCGGGTCGTTGATGCGCTTGACCTTCACCGCCTCGTCTTCACCGATGACGCGGATCGTGCGCGCGGTGTCGTAGGCAATCGGGATCAGCGCGTTGATGACCCGCCCGGCCTCGGCAATCGCGGCCTGGAGGTTGTCGTGGTAGATATAGCTCGCCACGTCGCCTTCGCGCTGGCGGGCGAGAATGGCCTTCCCGCTGGTCTCGTTGGACGCAATGCCGAGTGAGGCATCGTGAAGCCCGGTCGTGTCCTTGATGTCCTGCGTGAGAATCTGGCTCTCTTGCAGCACGGCACTGTTCAGAGCGGGCGGGCCGACGAACTGCGGCGGAACCTCGCCCGAGTAGATCAGCACCGTGTCGTCGTTCTTGTAGCCGTCGCGGAAGGCGTCTTGGTCGCCCTCCATGCGCTCGTTCAGAATCCACTTGCCGTTGCCCGCAAGCGCCAGCATCTCCGCCGACTTCGACCGCCAGTAGTTCCGCAGGCGGTAGCTATCGCGGGCGAACCGCACCAGCCCGAACCGCACCCGCTTGGCGCGGACGTTGATCTCCCAACCGCGCGCCCGGAAGATCGGCAGGCGGGGAATGGGCAACTCATGCGGGCCGGACAGGATCGCGTGACCCGTCATCAGATACATGCAGGCGTACTTCCGAACGCCCTTGCGGATCATCGGCTCGCCGTTGTCGTCCAGCGCAACGGGCGCGGGCAGCGGGCGCAGCTTCTGGCCCTTCGATGTCCGAACGATCATGGCGGGCATCATCGGGTCGGTCATATCCACTTCGACCGTCGAACCCGTCTCGAGCCGCGCATAGGTCGTCGGCTCCGACTTCATGCGCCAGAACTCGACCACGCGGACTTCATCGCGCGTGTACCAGCCGTTCGCGTCGGCCTTGGGGACCTCTAGCTCCGAAGGCAGTTCATCCTTCCACCGCTTCTCGAACGCCTTCTTGGGCATCGCCTCTTCGACGAAGCACCATTCGGCGTCCTTGCCGGTGCGCTCGACCGAGAACGGGTCCCACACCACCGCAAAGGCGTCGGGGATGTTCCGCACGTCAATGTCGCGCTCGAATTGCGTGTCGTCGGCGTACTTGAGCCCCACCCTGAAGTTGCCGATGCCGCACGCGACTTGGTTCTCGCCCGCCGCGATGTAAACACCCTGCGCGTCGTTGTCCCGCTCGATGGCGCGGATCAGCCCCTCGCGAACCACCGCCAGGTCCTTGTCCGCGTCCTCGGCGGGGCGAACCCGAATGGCCGGGCGGTTGATCCGCATGTCGCCCACCACCTGCGCAATCTTCTGCGGCAAGTCGTTGATCGTGAGCATGGGCTTTCCGGCCCGTGCCTTCTTTGCGTCGTCGTCCCACTGGGAGCCCGAGAGGAACCGGAGGTCCTCATCCGCCTGATCACGGTTCTCCCGATCATAGTCCACCGCGTTCTGGAATAGCTCGCGGACCTCGGCGCAGAACTCGCCCTCGTCCTTGTAGCCCTTCGGGACCTTGGCTTTGCGGGCGGGCTTTTCGGCGTCGTAAGCCATGATCACCTGCCCATCCATGTGTTGCCGC